CAAGAATACGCTACCTTTTGGTCGGAACAATTAGGTGTTGGTGGTGAATTTGATACAAAAGAAGAAGAAAAAGAAAATGAGTAAAGTAAAAAATTGTCTAACCTGTAATCTAAATAAAAGTGAACAAAACATTAATAGTTGATGGTAATTCTCTACTTAAACTAGGCTTTCACGGTCTAAAAAACTTCCAAAACCAAACTAAACATTTAGGTGGTGTGTTTTTCTTTCTAAACACCATTAGAAAAAGTATTGCAGAAGATTTTTTTTCTAAGATTATAGTTGCTTGGGATGGTGAAAGAAATTATGAATATAGAAGAAAAATATACGCCCCTTACAAATCTAAACGTAGAGAAAAAAGACTATCGGAAGAACAACAATATTCATTCTCTTCCCAAAAAGTTAGAGTTAAACAATACCTGGAGGAAATTTTTGTACGTCAATGTGAGTTTGAAGGGTTAGAAGCAGATGATGTTGTTGGGTACTATACTCGTCACAGTACAGAAGAAATAACAATCTTAACTAATGATAGAGACCTTACACAACTTATTAGTGAAAATGTAAATTTAAAATTATTAACTAATAACAAAATACATACCTTAAAAGATACTATAAAATATGAAGGATTTGAAATCCCTGTAATGAATATTAAACTTTTAAAAATAATATGTGGAGATTCGTCCGACGATATTAGCGGTATCAAAAATGTAGGAATAAAAACAGTTATAAACATTATGCCAGAAATTTTAGAGAAAAATATTAATTTATTAGACTTTAGAAAGAGATGTTTAGAACTTAACGAAACTGGCGATAAGAATTATAGATTAAGAAATATTTTAGAAGGTACCACTAAAGAAGGTGTATTGGGAGAAGATTTTTTTATAAGAAATACAAAACTTATAGACCTATACGAATCAGAGTACCCAACTGAAATGCAAACAGAAATTTATGAATTAATAAACGAAACCCTCGACCCAAGTGGCAGGTCTTATAAAAATCTTCTTAAAATGATGATGGAAGACGGTTTATTCGATTTTATTGGAAAATCTGATGAATCTTTTTTAAATTTTACAAGACCACTTCTCCTATTGAGCAGAGTGGAAAAAAACAAATTTAAATCTAATTAAAAAATGGAAAGAAAAGAAAATCAAAAATTTGAATTTTTACTAACACTAAATAATAATATTATTTGTCAAAGATACTTTAATGTTAGGAATTTTAACCCAAAAAGCGTAAGGTCGTTAGACCTATATGAGACTATTACTGATGTAGTTGATGACATAATAAAGACTTTAAAACAAAAAACTACAGATATTATTACACAATTTTACACAGATGACGTGTCAAAGTTACAGTCAGGAACAGAACATTTTACGATAACTATAAAAAGAGAAAATACAAATATAATCCAATATATCTTCCCTGCAGATTTGTACCCACCAAGAGTTAAGTTCTCAGTAGATATTAGGCCCCAAATTTCTTACTTTTTAAGAGAGATAACTGACACTTTGTCAAGAAGAAAATTAACTACAAAATACCTAAATAAAGAACTTTAAGAGGCCTTTTTAGGTATTTATTACTAAAGAAATATATGATGACAGGAACAGAAAACTTCGGCTATTTAGGATACAACTTCCAAGTAAAACTAATTAATTTAATTGTTTGTGACAAAAATTTTGCACAATCTATTTTAGATGTTGTAGAGCCTAAATATATTGACAATCAGTATTTTAAATTAATAGTACAGATAGTCAAAGAATACTATGAAAAATACCAGTCTGTTCCGTCTTTTGAGACTTTAGAACAAATAACACACTTAGAAGTTAGTTCTGAAATGGCTAAAAAATGTGTTATTGATATGTTAAAGGAAGTTAAGGATAGTTCATTTGAAGACCATCTATTCGTCAAAGAAAAATCTATTAAATTTTGTAAACAACAAGAATTGAAAAAAGCTATTCGTAAAGTTGAAAAAATTATGGAGAAGGGAGAGTTTGAAAGTTATGATAGATGTGAAGAATTTATAAGACACGCAATTCAAATAGGTGATGTAGACCATGACAGTTTAGAAGTTTTTCATAATCTAGAAGAAGTTTTAAGAGAAGATTATAGACACCCAATCCCTACTGGCATAGACGGAATAGACAATTTACTCAATGGAGGGTTAGCAAAAGGGGAGATTGGTGTGATATTAGCTCCAACAGGTGTTGGAAAGACTACAATACTTACTAAGTTTGCTAATACAGCCTTTAACATGGGGTATAATGTTTTACAAATATTTTTTGAAGATAACCCTAAAATCATACAAAGAAAACATTTTACATGTTGGACCGGAATAGTTCCAGATGAGTTAAGTGAAAACAAAGAAAAAGTACTCTCTAAAGCGGATGAAATGAAAAAACAGGGTGGAAAATTAATTTTAAAAAAGATGGCTTCTGATGAGTTTAATATGACTACCATTAAAAATCAGATTAGAAAAGTAATTTCTGAAGGAAACAATCTTGATTTAGTTATTTTGGACTATATAGATTGTGTGTTACCTGATAGAAGTTTTAGTGATGAATGGAAAGGGGAAGGGTCAGTAATGAGAAAGTTTGAATCAATGTGTAACGAATTAAATTTAGTAGGTTGGACCGCAACACAAGGAAATAGGTCTTCTATTTCTTCTGAAGTGGTAACTACTGACCAAATGGGAGGTTCAATCAAAAAAGCTCAGGTAGGTCATGTCATTATTTCAGTCGCTAAAACTTTACAGCAAAAAGAATTAGGTCTAGCAACCATTGCAATTACAAAATCAAGATTAGGTAAAGATGGTATTATATTTGAAAACTGTACATTTAACAATGCAACTCTTGAAGTAAACACAGAATCTACACAAACATTCCTAGGATTTGAAGAAGAAAAAACTGAAAGGAATAGACAAAGAGTTTTAGATGCTCTACAAAGAAGACAAAAAGTATTAAAATAATAAATAAATTATAAATAAAATTATGAACATTTCAAACAAAATTTTATCGGATATTACTGTTTACATGAAGTATGCAAAATATATTCCAGAATTGAATAGAAGAGAAACATGGGAAGAATTAGTGACTAGGAATAAAAATATGCATATAAAAAAATATCCAAACCTTAAAGATGAGATTAGTGAAAAATATAAAATGGTACAGGATAAAAAGATATTACCATCAATGAGGTCCATGCAATTTGCAGGTAAACCAATAGAGATATCACCAAACAGAGTTTATAATTGTGCCTACTTACCGATAGACTCTATCGACTCATTTAACGAAACAATGTTTTTACTACTAGGTGGTACAGGTGTTGGATACTCTGTTCAAAAACATCATGTTGAAAAATTACCAATAATACAAAAACCATATACAAAGAGAACAAAAAGATTCTTAATTGGTGACTCTATTGAAGGATGGGCGGATTCAATTAAAGTTTTAATGAAATCATATATGAATGGCGGTGGTAGTACCATAGAATTTGACTTCTCCGATATTAGAGCAAAAGGAGCAAGACTAGTAACATCAGGTGGAAAGGCACCAGGACCACAACCACTAAAAGAATGTTTGGTTAAGATTGAAGGTCTTTTAATGCAAAAAGAAAATGGGGAACAATTAACTACATTAGAAACACATGACATTATATGTTATATCGCAGACGCTGTATTAGCTGGTGGCATTAGAAGAGCGGCTCTTATTAGTTTATTTAGTGCAGATGACGAACAAATGATTTCGTGTAAAGCTGGTAATTGGTGGGAATTAAACCCACAACGTGGAAGAGCAAATAATTCTGCATGTTTAATGAGACATAAAATTACGAAATCATTTTTCATGGGTTTATGGAAAAGAGTAGAATTATCAGGAGCAGGAGAACCGGGGATTTATCTTAACAATGATAAAGATTGGGGAACTAATCCATGTTGTGAGATTGCTTTACGTCCATACCAGTTCTGTAATTTATGTGAAGTGAATGTATCAAATATAGAATCCCAAGAAGATTTAAATGAAAGAGTTAAAGCGGCAGCATTTATTGGAACACTCCAAGCAGGGTATACTAACTTTCATTATTTAAGAGAAATTTGGCAAGAGACCACTGAAAAAGACGCTCTTATCGGTGTGTCAATGACAGGTATAGGTTCTGGTAAAGTATTAGACTATGACATGTCAAAGTCCGCAAGTTTAGTAAAAAGAGAAAATACCAGAGTATCCAAACTAATCAACATAAACCAGTCAGCAAGATGTACAACTGTAAAACCTGCAGGAACAACATCATTAACACTAGGTACTTCATCAGGTATTCATGCATGGCATAATAATTATTATATTAGAAGAATTAGAGTTGGTAAGAATGAATCGATATACCAACATTTGGTTATACACCATCCAGAATTAGTTGAAGATGAATACTTCAGACCACATGATACAGCAGTAATAACTATCCCTCAAAAATCACCAGAAGGTTCTATATTAAGAACTGAATCACCATTCCAACTACTAGAGAGAGTTAAGAAGGTTGCAACAGAATGGGTAAAATCTGGCCATAGAAAAGGTTCAAACTCACATAATGTGTCTGCAACAATATCATTAAGAGACCATGAATGGGACGCAGCTGGAGAGTGGATGTGGGAAAACAGAAAGCACTATAACGGACTATCAGTATTACCATACAATGGTGGAACATACATTCAAGCACCATTTGAAGATATTACAAAGGAAACATATGAAGAAATGTTAGAAACTTTAAAAGAAGTTGACTTAACTAAAGTAGTAGAATTAGATGATAATACTAATTTATCAGGTGAATTAGCATGTGCGGGTGGAAGTTGTGAGATTGATGTGGATTTAAAAAAGTTAGAAGAAGTAGGTGAAACACAAATTTAGTAAAGAAATTTTATACCACTTTAATTGTGGTAAATGTAATAAATGGTGGTCAATAGCTGACCACCATTTATTGTCTAATAATGTACCAAAAAAAGAAGAAATGGTACCTAATTCTATAATATGTCCTCATTGTGGACATGAAGAACAAGTTGAATATATTTATAAGAGTAATGAAACATCTAATTAAAAAAATATTAAGAGAACACACTTCGTGGCAACCATCTGATGACGATAAATGGAATAAATTAGAAAAGGACCTAAGATATGTTGTTGAACGTTTAATAGAACGTCATAAAGATAGTTGGGGTGGTGACCAATACGAAGTAATGGGAGCTATAGAACAGGTATTGGAAGGTATGTTCGCAAAAGTAGAACGATAGGTATTTATAGTATATGGAAATTGCAAGAGAACGATATGGTGTAACCTTTCCCTTCCAGGACAGTCCTAGTGGTTTTTTTTTAAGAACTACTACAACTCCTAGAGAAGAGATTAGGACTAATTTAATTCATTTACTATTAACAAGGAAAGGTAGTAGATACTTTTTACCTGATTTTGGTACTAGACTTTATCAGTTTATCTTTGACCAATTAGACGCTGATACGTTTCAAGCAATAGACGCTGAAATAAAAGAAGCGGTAGGAAGGTATCTTCCTAATGTAAAAATTAATGAAGTAAAAGTAGAAAAAATAGACCTAACCCAACCTACCGACCAAAATAATGTAGTTGCTACTGAATTAAATGACAGCATTTATAGGGTAGCGGGAAACGGCACTGAAGAATACACAGCAAAAATTTCTATAGACTTTAGTATGAGGGACGATGTGTTTGGTAATAGAGATTTTATAATAATTAATTTATAATATGGCGTATACAGAAGAAACAAAACAAATATCTTATACTGAAAGAGATTTTTTAGGAATAAGAAACGAACTTATCAGATTAACTAATACTTACTACCCTAATTTAATTAAAAATACAAATGACGGGTCAATCTATTCAGTATTCTTAGATTTAAACGCTGCCGTAGCTGATAACCTAAACTATCAAATAGATAGAAGTTTACAAGAAACCGTATTACAATTTGCTCAAGAAAGAAGTTCTTTGTATAATATAGCAAGAACTTATGGGTTAAAAATACCAGGTAACAGACCTTCTGTTGCTCTCTGTGACTTTTCAATTATAGTACCCGCATTTGGAGATAAAGAAGATGAAACCTATTTAGGGTTTTTAAGGAGAAGTTCACAAGTAAGAGGTGCAGGTCAAGTTTTTGAACTAGCAAACGATTGTGATTTTTCTTCACCATATTCCGTTGACGGGGTACCAAACAGAACCAAAATTCCAAATGTAGATGCGAATGGTATTATAAACAATTATACCATAACTAAACGAGAAGTAGTAATCAACGGAGTTACTAAAATATTTAAAAAAGCTATTACGGACGTTGACTCAAAACCATTTTTTAAAACATACTTACCTGATAGAAATGTGTTAGGGATAACCTCAATTATTGAAAAATCAGGATTAGGATACACCACTCTACCTTCAGATTTAGAATTTTTAACAACCTCCAACGATAGATACTACGAAGTAGACGCGTTAGCGGAAAAAGAGATTTTTGTAAACGACCCTTCAGCTCCTAGTGATAATCCCGGATTAAAACCTGGTAAATATGTTAAAACTGGTAAGAGATTTATTACAGAATTTACTCCAGAAGGATTTTTCTTTTTAACTTTTGGTGGAGGAAATACAACCTCACAAGACCTTTTAAATAGTTTTTCTAAATATGGTACCACTATTAACGCTTCTAAATATTTTAATAATATTTCTTTAGGTGCTGCAGTGAGACCCAACACAACCCTGTTTATACAATATAGGGTGGGTGGTGGAAAAGCGTCTAATGTTGGGGCTGGCTCCATAACCTCTATAGGCCAAGTAGATTTTGTAGTTTCAGGACCTGCTCCCGCTATCAACACTAGGGTAAAAAATAGTTTAAAAGTAACAAATGTTACAGCAGCTATAGGTGGTGACGATTTAATGCCTACAGAAGAAATAAGAAATTATATCTCCTTTAATTTTGCTGCACAAAACAGAGCAGTAACACTAACGGACTATATTTCGAAGGTAAGACTAATGCCTGCTCAATTTGGTGCTGCCGCTAAAGTAGGAGCTATAGAAGTAGAAAACAAAGTAAAGTTAAATGTATTATCTTATACACCTACAGGTGAACTTACATCCGCAGTATCCTCTACATTAAAACAAAATATAGCAGAATACCTATCTAATTATAGGATGTTAAATGATTATGTAGAAATAGGTTCAGGGGCCGTTATAGATTTAGGTATTGATGTCGATATCTTAATACAAAATATGGTAAACCAAGGAGAAATCATTAATAATGTCATACAACAAATTAAAGACTTCTTTAAACCTGAAAATAATGAGATGGGAACTAAACTTAATATCAGTGAACTTACTAGTAAGATAGTAAACCAACCTGGAGTGACAAATGTGGTTGACCTTAGAGTTTATAATAAAGTAGGTGGACAATATTCCAACTCTAAAGTAGCCCAACCTTTCATACCCGACACCCCTAATCAAATATATTTAATTGATAGTACTATTATTTTCCAACCAAACGAAATAGCACAAATAAGATTTCCATCCAAAGACATTAAAATTAGAGTAAAACAAACTGAGAATTCCGTTTACTCTAATAATGTCATATAAGATTTCCATCCAAAAATATTAAAATTAGAGTAAAACCAACTTAGAATTCCATTTACACTTAAAAGGTTTACATACCCGCCTGCCAAACTATCTTTAATTTTATCAGTATAAGTATTTATTAATTAAAGAAATGGCATGCGAAAGAATATTCGAGTAAGGACAAAAGTTGGTGTCGACGACAGTGTAACGGTAAATCTAGAACAAGATTTTGACATGTTAGAGATACTAAGTCTAAGTATACACCAAACAGACGTATATAAAAGAGATTGTAGTGATTTTGGTGTTATAGTTGGTAGAGTATTGGCCAATGGTGGTTTTGGGGTCCCTAACGCAAAAGTTTCAATATTTATACCGTTAGATACCAAAGACGCACAAAACCTTATTATTAATGAACTTTACCCTTATAGAACTGCAAGTAGTAGAAATGAAGAAGGGTATAGTTATAATCTCCTACCCCAAGACCCAAGTTATAATGGGCACACACCTACCGGCAGTTTTCCTAAACTTAATGATGTTTTATTAAACCAAGAAGTAAGTTATGTTTATAAAAAATATTATAAACTAACTGCAAAAACTAATGAAGCTGGTGACTTCATGATATATGGGGCCCCACTAGGTTCACAAAGAATGGTAATGAATCTCGATTTGTCCGATATGGGATGTTTTTCTATGGTTCCAGAAGACTTTAAAATACAAGGTTTTTCAGAATCAAAGTTTGAAGGAGCAAGATTTAAATCTAGTCCTGATATTGGAGCTTTACCACAAATTGTGCAAGCACAAAAACAGGTAGAAGTGCGACCATTTTGGGGTGATGAAAACGCGGGGTGTGGAGCAGCCATTACGAGATTAGACTGGGATTTAAGAGATTTAGGGGTAGAAATAAAACCTACCGCTGTTTTTATGGGTTCTTTAGCGTCAGAAAGTGGTAAAGACTCAATTAATAAAAATTGTAGACCTAGGTGGCATCAAGGGGATTTATGTTATGTAAATCCACAAGCAGGGACTATAGAATCAGTAAGGTTTACTCCATGGTTTAAAGAAGAAGTAGACCCTAATTTAGGAGGTCCCCTACAAGTTATACCAGTACTAGAAAGGTTTGATATTAACGGTGGACAAACCATTAATGAAGATGGTTCATTTTTAATAAATGTGCCGATGAATATTGATTTTTTAGTAACTAATGAATTTGGAGAACAAGTAATTTCTAAAGACCCCACAAAAGGAGTTCCCACAAAAGGAAAATATAGATTTAGAATAAAACCTTTAAATACTACAAGTAGTGCACGATTACGAAGAAGAGCAGCATTTCTTGTTCCTAATATCAGAGAATATAATTCTAATGGTGGAAGTGGTACACATGATAATTGGCCTCCAGGTCAACAATATATTGGAAATGAAAAATTAGCATCTTATGCGTTTTCGGTAAATTATTGGGATTACCCTGAACCAGCAAGAACTGCAGGACTAATACTAACTTGTGAAGATTATTTTTATGAGTTTAGTTTTGGAAAAGTCTATACCACTTCACAATTCCATAATTTTTGGAAACATAGACATAGAAAAGCTTTTACAGGTATAAAAGAAATACTACCACGAGAAGAACAATCATGTGAAGGAGAAAGAATACCATTCCCTATTAATACAGCAATAAGGAATGTAAACTTTAATATTATAATGACTCAAATTATAACTTCACTAACAAGTACGTTTTGGCAGTTTATATACTTGATAATGTTATTATTATGTCTAATTGTGCCGATTATCATGGTAATCATAAATGTAGTCTCGGCTATAACAAATGTAATTTTTGGTATCATAAATGCAATTGCATGGTTATTCGGTGCCTCATCACCTGTACTAGACTACATACCACAAATGCCTCTTACATGCTCTGAAATATTTCCGTGTGTTAAATTAAGAGTAACAAAATACCCAGAGTGTGAAAAATGTTCATGTAGTAATACCGCAATCGGATGTATTAATACCGGATGTTCGGGTGAGGGTGATGATGACCCAAGTAATAATACAGATGGTGATGATTACCTATTATGTAGTGGGCCAGATGATATAGTAGGAACTACCACCTACGCGATGGACGGATGCTACCTAATAAACTTCCAATCGATAATCGGGGCATTAGCAAGTGGTACAGTAAATCAGAATTTTAATACACCTAGAAGGTGGAGAAGAGTAGAAGTTACAATGAGAGCGTTTTGTGATGGGTTATTAAATTATACTTATAAAAATAATTGGTTATCAGGATTTTTATATGCGTTTCAATTTAAAGCAAAGTTAAAACCGGATGATAGTGAACCATTAGGGTATAAAGCTAAATTTTGCGCGGAAACAATTCATTTTGACCCAGTAATGCAAGAATTTTATTATAGGTCTTGCCCCACAGACATGTCTGGAAATTTTATAGGTGATACTGATACCGCTTTAATTTCTAATAATACAACAGGTGGGTTTTTGGGTCTTTTTACTTTAAAAGGTGAAAATAGAAACAATATACATTATCCCACAACTATAATGGACCTAGGTCCAGTGCAAGAATACATATCCGAACTTTGTTCCTTAGAAGGATATAGAGAAGGGTGTAGTGTATCTGACGATTTAGGGGTTACTACCCATACTAATCCAGGAGGTCTACTCTTTGATGGAGTATCCCAAAGGATAACACAAATAGGAAACTGGGGAGCTGGTGGCTGGCATATAGGAAAGATATTTAATGGCCCTGAACCAGAGGTGCATAGAGAAGTGGGTGGTTATTTAGCATCTATTTTTTCTCAGTTTAATGAAGTTGGGGTTTTAGAATATGAATCAGTAACACCGGATGAAGAAGATGCACTTGGAAATGGTAATGCTGTTATAGGGGAGTCTCCAGGTGGTGGTGTAGTGGGATTAGGTTTAGCTTACGCTCCTCCAGGATATTGGACTGACCCAGGTGGACAATACCCAGATTTTGGACCTTGTACGGGACAAACAACAATTAACTCTGCCTTTATTAATACTCCAGCCCCTACAATAGGAACTTGGGGAGACTATTCTATGAGTGCTCCTAATTCGGACATTATGGTTATTTCTCCACGTATTTTAAATTCATTGGATGTTCCTTTCCCAACTAATCTTGTATCCCCAGGAACTGAAATTAGACAATGTTTAGTTTATTGGATAAACCAATCTTCTCAACAGGTCCCTATTTATTTATGGGAAACAAATACTATAAGTCCAGGGGGAGGACCTGCATTTATGGGTGAAGATGCACAGTGGAACACAGATATGATTCAGAGTATAGAATTACAAGATAGTGCCACATGGACCCATCAAACAACCCCTGTTTATGCCAACCCAGACAATGAAATAATTTTAGGTACAGGATTTCACTTTTATTTTGGAACCATACCATCTGCTACTGCGATGGATATATTTGTTAAGAAATACGTACCATTACCTCAAGACCCACAAGAGGCAGAAGATTTATTTGTAATATAATGAGTTATACAGAACCTATAAGAATTGTAAGAGGGTCCCAAAAATATCAAGGGGCTTTAGATAAAGATGTGGTAATTTCACAGACTTTAGAAACCACCACTAGAGATGTTTTGGAAGGGGAAAGAAATGCAGTCGTAAATCTAAATGAACAATATTTTCTTGAAAAAGAAGAATGTACTTCATATCGACCTTATGGTAAAATAAGTCCTCTAGTAGATAACACTATATCAGGAGATGTGAAGGATAGTAAAATGTTGGGATATTGGACCTACTATTACCCCCCAACTCCCCTAGCTACAGAGACACAAGCTCCTGGGTACCCAGCCATTAGTTTTTTCGATTTTTTCACACCTACTGGCATGACGAATCTCCATGGATACTCAGAACCTACAAGTTATAAAGGTAACTGGAAAATATATCAATCATATGTTGTATCCGGAAATACGAAAGTTAATATGGAATACTACACCAACCAACCAACAGACGACGGTGTAGGGTTTAATTCCGGTGACGGAATACCATTCAGTGTTTCTGGTGTTACTATAAATGGTAAAGAGGCCTTACAATTTATCTGTCCTGTAGAACACGGTTTATTAAATGGAGAATACATAGTACTACAGAATAGTGTGACTGTATTCCCAATAGGGACTACTAATTTAATAACACAAATTAATGGAAGTTCACAAGTACCTATTTTTTCATTTGGCAATGAAGAGTACGGGAACGAAAAAAAGACATTTAACGTATTACTAAGAGAACCAACCGCGGGTTGGACAGATGGTGATGTGGGCGTATTTAAAAGACTATCTGACCCAGATAATTCAGGAGAAACCACATCCAGATATTATGTACACACTCACAAACTTTTAACTGATGTGGAAGATTCTGTAATAGACAGAGCAGCATTTGAATTGGGTGTGTACACTAAAAGACAACGATATTATAGAGACGACCAATCTCCACCTTTTGGAAGTGGTCACACAGTAGTTAAAAATCAAACAGAATCTTATTTATGGAATTTTAATAAAGATTTGGATGTTGGTGGTTATCTTAACAACCTTAATATGCCTTTATCGAACATCTATATTACGGTATTAGTAGGAAACGAACCACGAGTATGGAGAACTTCAGACCCATCAAATCCTAATGTTACTACAGCGGGAATTGGATGGTCATGGAATTTTAAACCTGACGGATATATTGATTTATATCCCGCAAATAATTATGAACAATTATTTACACCTAATACTATCCCGAAAAAAGGCGATAACTTTTTAGGGGCGTTTGTGGAATATAATGAATTTGAACTGAAAGAAAGAACAATTTCGGATATTTTCCATAGATTAACTTTTAATTCTAATATGATGGATGATGGTGGTGATGTTATAAGAGAAGGATACTTTTATCCACCACACCACACAATCCCTATTAGAAAATATTCCCAAAGTATTATGACATACAAAGATTATAGATTTGTACCACCTCACGCTATTTTTTCTACATACGATAATTTATGGAGATGGAGAACAATATATGAAATAGGATTTTTTGATGAAGAAGATAACGGTGTAGAATACCCTTTTGTAAATGGTTATCATTACACTTATAAAAATATAAATTTCTTTATAAAACCAGAATTATTAGATAAATCATTCTTGACGGATGGAATTATAGGACCATTAGAAAGCGATGACTGTGAATAAAATAAGAATAAGAGCAACTACAGGTGATACAAATATTGTTATCCCTATAGCAACAACATTTGATGAGTCCATGGGTAAAAGTGACGCTTTAAATTTGTGGGACTTAGACCAGGTACAGAACAACATAAACCCAATCCTAGATTTCGAAACAGAAAGGTTTAGTCCTAGAACGATAGGCCCTAATTTTAAAATATTTTATTCCTTACTATTTGCGACTCAACCCCAACCTACTGGCACCCTAAGTGATTATTCCCCGGATTATACCTATGTAGGGATTACTTATCCAGATATTAAGGATAGAAAGAACAATTTTATAAAAAGTTTCTTCAAGTTTGATTTTTACGGAAGTCCAGAAACTACGGGAAATAAAGTATTTTTCTCCATCATTCTACCAATTAATAATGGTACAGCCATATCACGACAAATCTCTAACGACCCAGCAGACCCTAATTATGACTCTTTAGCTTATCAAAATGCCTACGCAGAAGACCCATTAGGAGCCCCTTATTTTTATGATGTAGAAAGTTCTAATTTTGAGTTTTCTAGTGTAGGCAAAAGCAAAGAAAACTATTACATCCAGTGGTTAAAAAATGACTTTGTAATACCTAATATAGATTTTTATATGAGTTGTAAATTTTTTAATGCTTCTTCAGGAAAAATACATAGATTTATTAATAAACCCCAACAAGTAACCCAGTACACTTTAAAAGGAAGAGACTTTTTCTATTACCGAATTCGTTTTGACCGTTCTAACTATACTTACAAATTTTATGAATATAATGATAGTGTAGGTATGAATGGTGCAGAGGTAGGGGGGACTACTGGTACGCCTATAGAGTTTGTTGAATATATAAACCCATAATGGACATTTATAACTACAAAATATTGACAGGTTGTATTCCTGGGACCGAACCAACAGATGACTGCCATTCATATACAACAGGACAAGGTGTTGGGGCTGGTGCCCCATGTTACCCAAAGACTAGCAGCTTAGTGATATTTTTAGACCAGGATTTTAATGATATGGGGTATTATTCTCCTTTTGATGGTGGAGCATTTCATGAAGAAACCTTCTCTAATTTTACATTTAGTTGTTCTACAACAAACACAAGTGTGGTGACCGTAACTAATAACACAGAATTCGATTATTACCTATCAACCCAACAAACAACATTTACTATAGACTGGGGGGACAGTCAAGCACTAGACTACTTAATATATCCTAATATAACTCAATCACATAACTACACAACTAATGGTGTATTTACTATAACAATACAAATGGTAGCTCCATGGGGTATTACCTCTGTATCTCATACAGTTTCTATACCTTGTGAAACTGGTAATAATGTTAATATTGATAATCCAGATATAACTTATAGTTTTATCCCACCTAACGGAGGACCACCTGTCACTATGTCAGGTTTCTCTGATTACGGACCTTTAGACAGTGGGTTATCTGCTGACGACTATATTACGTCTAATTTTGTACCAACCCCAATTACCGTTACAGGTATCACGCAAAGTCAGTTACTTAGTCTTAAGACCTATGGTACTGGAAGTAATGACCCTAATTTAGGGTCAGGATATTATTTAAATCAAGTAGTACCATTAGGAGGTCAAGTAGAACTACCCAATGGAAATATTGAAGCTGCTTTATTTGGAGAAATTATAAATGCAGACCCTACTTTTACCGCTTATACTATTTCTGACCAACAAACTAATAGTCCTATAACTTTATTTGATTATAGTAATGGAGTTACTCTATTCGAAACTGAAACAGTAGGGTTAAACGAGTATAATCTTTTTACCCAAAATTGTGGTGAAGAAGAAGACCCAGACCCAATAGACCCACAAACATGTGACTACTGTTTAGGAATTCAAGGAAGCACCCAAGTAAGTCAAAATTTAGGAGCATGGGACAATACAACCACATATACTACAGGTGACTTAATTACATTTGGAAATTGTTGTTACTACGCTCAATCACAACCGCCACCAGCTATACCACCTAACGATATTAGTGTGTTTGCTATTATATGGATGCCATGCCCCACTCAGAATTGTCAACCATCACAAACACCACCACCAGGTCAAATCTATGGATGTACTGACCCAGCTGCTATGAACTATAATCCTGTAGCCACTATAGATAATGGTTCATGTTATTTCTTGGGAGGTGGGGTAACAGTGGGTACCGACCCTGGCGGTTCAAACACAGGTGGTCCGTTCATTGGTGTTCCTTCTACAGCTAGTACCGCAACCGGACCTGAATGTTGTGACGCAGCAGCTATGAATTATAACTCAACCCTATGCAATGACCCTAACTGGTTGGGGTACAGCTCACCTTCCACATGTGTTTATTCTTCAGGGGCTAATCCGGAAATATGGGTGTGTGACCCAGATAACGACCTGAGATTGAGAGCAGTCGCAAATTCATCCGGAGACCCATGGGCAGGAGCTACTTCTAATTGTAACACTGCGAATAAATACCACCCTCCACAGGCACAACAAAAAATGCCCGGAAATAATAATAATTATGGATTTCATGAATGTACTCCTGCAGCCACCTCGTATGACCAGACTCCAAACCCAGCTGCTAATAGTGTAACAGGTCAAGTCCCTGATACACCACTACAAGTCAATATACAAAACTGTATAGACAATGGTGTAGCCCCTATACCATCTAGTCCTAGTCTACAAAATGCAGATATATACAACAATGATACTGAGGGAAGCCCAAGAGGTTCGGGATGTGTAAGGATTGATAACGCTTGGTTTAAACCAGCTAGTGGTGTTTGGAATACGACTACAAACCTGGCTCTAGCACAGTTTGTTAATACAACGTTTGGTAGCCAATTCTATTCTAGGGGGCCTGTAGTAATAAATGGTATTGCTATGTCTTGGGAAAATGCAACAATACAAACAGGACTATTACTAGCCACATGGCCTCCAATAAACGGACAATCTGCTGCACCTCCAGGACTATATCCGTTATGTGTAAACAACACTACCCCATGTAGTTTTGCAAATAATACTGGAAACCCTACAGTTTCTTTATTAGAGCTACAAGCAAATAATAATACTACTGCTGCACCCCACACATGGAGTTCCTGGTGCGGGTGTATTAATGCCAACTCTAACGCGGGCACTAATGACGGTTGTAAATCAAACGTATCAAACTATACATTTTAAACTATGAGTGCTCAAGATTGTTCAAATAAAATACACATACCGATAACAGGGGATAGTTACGAAGCGGTTGCTTACATTGCTGCAAATTATCCATATAGTGATTTTTCAAATTATTATTATGTAGATAACACTCTACAACCAAGCGATTACCCAGACGCTTGCAGTGTTGCAGGCGGACGTTTAAACTCTCTTCTTAATTACAGAATGGTACTACCATTAAGTTCGTCATATTATTCCTATAATATAACAGCGTTAAATTGGTATGATTTTGTAACTAATTTCCAAAACCTAGGTTTAGGTATCACTCTAACCACCCCATTATCCACAGTTAATGGTCTAATAGTATCAACCACCAACCAACCCACATTACCTTATGCAGAATTTACACCTTGCCAATGTGTAGCAGTAAACAATATTAATACAGTCGTACCATGTCCAGATGCCTCAACTAACGGAATCAACACAACTACGTTTCAAGGAGGGTACCAACTAAATACAGTTTATTATCAAGGGGATATTGTAGAATACCCTATAACGTCTGGAATATACTATTGGTTAACTACATACCCTCACCCAAATGGACAGAGTTGGGGTAACCAAACCCAAAACCCTATTAATACTGGTGCTTGGTCAGAATGTATGCAATCTATGTCAACACCACCCCCATTAGTAAATGGTCCATGTCAAGATTATGCGACGAATTACACTCAAGCACAACAAGACGCGTGTTGTGGCTTTTGTGGCACTTCACCAATACCAGCATGGTGTGCTCCATATTGTGGATGTTGTCCACCTGATTACACATATCCAGCTAGTTGTAACTGTCCTGATATAATAGTAATAATGCCCGGCACAGCCTATGAAGAGGTAATATATGTACAAAACTCACTAGCTACTGTATTTGACCCTACAAATTATTATTTTAAAGGTCAAGTATTTGAATTAGACTGGTCAACACAAGGAGCTAATCTAATTACTAACCAACCATGGTTATCCTTACAAAATCTAGCACCTGTCTCATTAACAAACCCAGTACCTTACATTTATGACCCAACCTGGTCGTCGGGTGGTCTTGAAGGTGCTTGTGCAACAGGTTGTTTACGTGACCCAGGACCTCATTGTTATGTTTATTTAGAACAATATAGTACTTTTGCTGTAGATACCACTGGTGATGGTATAACTGATACCCCCGCATGTCTACCTTGGAATAGTATTGCGAGTCTTACACCATTCACGAATATGGTTACATGTATACCTCTGCATTATGAGGACATTACAGATGGATGTCAAGGTTATTCCCCACCAGCATCATGGACCAATAATCAATTTTATACAATTAACACAAGTAATGGAAATTGGGAAGAATGGCATGGACAAATGAAACAAGTTGAGAGGAACTTTTATTGTTGCCTAGCCCAAACTAACCCACCAGGTCCACCATCTGGGAAATGTATGCCACGATTAACTAAGGAAGAGTTTTTAATGAATGTTTCACAAAAACCAGAAACTCGTTCAGATGTATTTATTGAAAGAGGGAAAACTTCTCCATTTGAGAGAACACAGAGATTAGCACAAATCCCAACCATCGGAGAATTAGAACTTCATGGTTATGGGTATTATAAAATTATAGAAGAAAAATATTAAGATATGGCATTAGGAGCATACGGAATCAAAAGACCAGCAGACGTTTCACCGATAGACGTTGAAATAATATATCAATACCAACCAAATAGAGACAAAACACAATTATTTCAGTTAGGAAGGTTAGACCCTACTGCGGTATTAGCTCCTTATGTGCACAATGCAAATACCGCATTAGGTACGACTGCTACTCCTGGGGTAGAGATATTAGGAGGGTTCTATAGTTTAACCCTACCTAGCAGTATTTTTGCAACAAAAGGAATATATACGTTGATGATAAGACCTGTAGAAATTAGAACAAAAATAATTGATTGTGGTATTTTAGCGGCTTTACCTAATGTAAAAGGACTTGTATTTGATTTAAATCAGGTAGACCAGAAATTTAGAAATAGATTTACACCTATGAATTTAGTAGGATATAGAATTGAGTATCTAAATAATAACGGTAGTAAAATTCCTAATTTTTATAGAATAGTTACGTCTAATTTTTATTGTGAACCAGTTCCAACTAATTTAACACAAACTAACCAAGTCTCACCTCGTTATGTTTATACGGATAATCCATCCAATTTAATATTTTGTACACTATCACCAACAGCAGCTCCAACTAATCAACCAAACGCGATACCATTTATAGGTCAACCAACACAAGGTACTATTATTACTAATACCTTTTTTAACCCTATTTCTCTTGAGATAGAAATGGTAGACCAAGATTTCGATACATTAGCAATCGCATTATATGGTAATCAGACCAAATCAATTGATGATGGAATATATACAATTTACGATTTAAGTGGTGCAAATAACATATATAAACAATATAACTTATTTGAAATCAGGGATGAATTTGATAAACAATTATTTGAGGTACGACAAGATAGAGGTACCCAGATAGATTTTAGTAAAGATTTTAATACGATAATTAATCAATAATGGCAAAGTTTTATTATCCACCAGCACCAGGAAATGGAGCGGGAACTTTCAGTGATAATTTAGTTGGGTTCCAAATCACAGACGGGTCCTCGCTAGCTACTTTAGGGAATTTTACTATAACAGATTCTTCTAGAGAAAAGATTACTTTTGATTATGCAACCGGAGGATTTTCAGAACCTATAACCTTAGAATTACTTGCAGCAGGAAATGAAGACTTAATAGAGTTATTTAGTAATAATGCTTTTCTTATTAAGTTTAATCGTGATACCGACGATATAAGTAAATTAGTACAGTATGGTTCTTTAAGCGAAAGATTACGTGTAGCAACCCAAGAAATTATTAACTTCTTTCCCGCAGCTCTATATATTGACGGTATAAGTCAACTAACAGGAGGCACCGGAAATACCACACAATTAATTTCTTACGATATTATAAATAAACAGACTACCATTACTTTTTCTAGATTCAATCTTTCTAATCCATTTGGTATTGAATTCACAAGTAACGGTTTGTTGGGTATAGAGTCTTCTATGGATATGGACTATGTGGTGGTAGACGAAGATGATACTATTAGCACCGTAACACAACAAGCGTCATTAGGAAAGATTTCTCCACTAAGAAATTTTTCTCTTAATTATTTTAAATACGCTTTAAGTTTTAGTGGAAGTGGAAATACAGAATATAGGGTAACAGACTATACCCCTATAGATGAGAATACAACAAACTTAACTTTAATTGTATCAGGAGCACCATTTGGTACAACACCTACACCTTCGAAAACCCCTTTCTATTTAAAACCACAGAAATTCTACAGTCAGAAATCTATGGATGATTTGGATAATGTGGAAAAATTTATCTTAAGTCAGAAAAGTACACCACAATACACCTCTACCTTTAAAGTAATGAGTGAAACTGAGGGAGGACAAAACTATATAAAGAAAATATCTTATACATGGCCTAAAGCAGACCTAGTAAACCTTGATATCACATCTCAAAACTATATAGACTATGTTCAAAATCTAGTAGATGTAGGCAAATTATTAGACGAAAATAAAACTAATTTGGTTTCTCGCTTTTTAACTACAGGGGCTTTAAAAGAGTTTGATACTTCTGATAGAAAAGTAGAAAAAACTTTACAAATTTATGGTAGAAGTTTTGATGATGTTAAGAGGTTTATAGACGGCATAGAATATATGAGCAATATCACCTATGATGGTCTAGAAAACGTACCTAATAAACTTCTTAGAAATTTTGCTTTAATGTTAGGATGGAAAACACCAAGCATAGTCACCCACGAGAGTTTATTAACTACCCTATTAGACACAGCTCAACCACAATTTTCAGGAGAATCTATAGGTCTGACTCCCGCAGAATTGGACATAGAAGTATATAGGAGAATATTAATGAATACCGCTTATCTCTTTAAATCTAAAGGAACTAGAAAAGTGGTAGAATTTATATTGGATTTCATAGGAGCCCCAGTATCCATGATTCAATTCAATGAATATATTATGTTAGCGGATGCACCTATTCATATGGGTATTTATCCCGCGATGGATTGGCAAATAGAAGATGGTTGTCCTGATAGATGTTGTAAGGATAATTTTTACCAGGATAGATGGGTACCAGATATCCCCCCATATATAATACATACCCCATTTACAGACCCAGACACCGGCTTAAGTTATAGATGTGAATGCCCACCCAAATATCATGAAATACAATGCCCAGGATTTACTGTAAACAACTTTGACGGCTATTTTGGTAGTATAAGTGGTGGTGTGGTTAATTATCCTACTTACATATACGATTGGGTAACCGGCAACTATTCGTTAGGACCCAATGAGACTTTCACACATTCTTTTGTGAGAGGAGATTATCCTATTGATAGAGAGGGATACCCAACAAAACCAAACTACAATAGCAGTTACTATTTCCAACGAGGGTCAGGATGGTACGAAGAAACGTTAGAACATAGAGGAGATGTTATTATTGATTTAGAAAACTCTACATTTACAGGATGTTCCCCTACAGTAAAAACAAAACTAAACCAATTTTCATGGGGTGGGTTTTTTGGTAACGTACCTCATGGTGTAACATCTAACGACCCGGGAGCACCTTATTTAGAAAGATTTAGAAGATTCCCCTATCTTCATTTTGGTTTTGGATTAGACCCTAAAATAGACGATAAAAAATCATGGGTAGAAACAGTAAAATATACAAATTTAATAGGTCGTTTAGATTTAGGTATCCCAGTATGGAGAGATAGAGAAACTGCAAGTGCACAAGCACAAGAGGCTGGTTGTAAAGGTGTACATACTCATGAATTGAATGGGGAAGTTGGTTATGTAGCTTGTAACTCTCACGCTATGACCCAATTAAATGCTGGTGTATTAAATCTTTTTGCATCAATACCAGGAGAAGAGATAGAAAGAGATTATAATTTAGAAAATTATAGATATGCAGATTATTATAGCCGTGACGAAAGATTAGTAATAAATGTTAAAAATACAGATATATTTTTAAATCCTTCCCAGGCTTTCATTTATGAAGTTTGGAATCAATCGGTATTAAGTGGTTGTCCATTTGACGGTACCCCACTTAACGGGTCTAGATACGGGTGGAATAATACTTTAGTAAATTACCCCAATATAGGGCAAAATGATAGCACTTTAACATTATTAAACGCTAAAGACTTTTCATTTAAAAAATTTATTAACGAGTTTATATCTACATTTATAAATGTTAAAAATAGGTTAACTATAGATGATGGTAAGACAGGGGGTTATCCTACTCTACAAATGTTATTCTTAGATTATATAAAACAAAAATGTGGGGAGAATAACGAATATAGGTACAATAAATTATTCGATTATGCAAACGCTTTAGGTACTACATGGATTAAGATATTAGAACAATTTATCCCTGCAACAACTTTATGGCAAGGAGGTGTAAGAGTAGAAAATTCTTTATTTCATCGAGATAAGTTTGTTTATAATTGGCAGGCTATGTATTCGGCAACAACACAAGCTTCTGCTATCACCGATTCTCGTTCTGGTGAAACAACCAGTCCATGTTGTTGGGTAGAGACTACAGGGTATACAAACACAAGCCATCCTGCTTCTTTTAAGCTTGCTTTTCCTGGTTCTTTTATCCCTACAGGTGCTACATCTAATTACCCCGCCTGCACAGTCCCAGAATCGGGCATTACATTGAGCGCAAGAAGTCAATATGAATCAGAGTGGGTAACATGTAAGTCCACCTATCCTTCCCTATATAATTACCTAGGTTTAGACCCGGATGAATTAACCAACGTACCCTCAACAGGCGTTATAACAGCTATTAATTTAACAACTAATGGATTTAATAGTAACGCCTCTCCAGTACAACCCTCTAATATGCCCGCGCCACCAATTGGAGGGTATAACATACAACCTCTATTCTATGCTTCACAAATTGTGGTGGAACCGGCAAAATTATTAGAGGATGAAAACGCTTTACCACCATGGGGGTACCAGTTTAAATTATAATATTATGGGATTAGAAAATTACATACAAAAAATAGATTTAAGAGAAACTTTTACAGATTTAACAATTAAAGTCTCAATGTTTGGTAACCATAAGAATACCCCTTACCAGAATTACCCTATATTAACTATGAGATATGATGTAGCCAATCCGGTGGATTTATATGTTATGTATGATAAAAATGGAGATATTAATGATGGGTATTTATATTTTGAGGAACAAAATTTTGTAGATAATGAGGTGTCATTTAAAAGAAATAATAAGGTTATACAGTCTTCATCTAACCCTACAGCATCAACTAATAAATCTTTTAATAAGTCCATACAACCAACCACGGAATGTTTTTGTAAAGTTTATGTTGGTAAATCTAATTTTTTTTATTGGAAAGTAGCTCAATATCCAGGTAAATCTCCTTATGAAACATGTGCTGAGACTGCTCATGTGGCACCTGGTGTCCCAGCAGATAGAAACTATGTACTTTCATCCCCTTCATTAAGTGACCCATATCTAGATGTCACACCCACTATTACTACTAAGTTTAAAACAGATGTAGTATTACCTTTATTTGATAATAAAAGATTATCCTTATTTAGTATAACATCACAAAATAGAACTTCTCTTTTAACTAACAGAAGATTATGGGCACCCACTGCAGGAAAATTAAACCCATTTCCTAGTACAGTAAACGGCAAGAACAACCAAATAGAGATGGTGTTACCTTCTTTAAATAAGTTATTAGATTTAAGTAATACTTCTTTGAATTTTAATGTGGAACTAGCAGCATTTAATACTAATAAACCAATAACTAATTTTATAATTAATCCACAAGGAAAAAGGATAAATACTAAAAAAATAAGAAAAAATGTAACTAACCTTTATACTTCAGGTAATGAATATGTAAGTGAAAACGGAGAAGGTTATGTAGGATGGTATCATATACATTCAGAAAAAGGAGCTATGGAAGGTAAAACCCATACAAATAGGCCACACGGAAGACTAACATCTATTAAATTTATTCCGTCAATAGAAACAGTAAAACCAAAAAACATTAAAGAAGTAGACATCATCTCTTCACAAACTTTTTATGTTCCTTTAACACAGAGTGAAATAGAAACAGGGATAGCAAAATTTAACTTTAATAGTAGGATTCCGGAATTTAAAAATTATAACATTATTAGTTCTAATATGTTTATAATTGAAAATGAGGAGAATTATAAGATGTCTCTATGTAATTTTCTAAAAGATGACATAAGAGAATTACCTTATAACACCTCTAGAGTGGTATATGACGGCAACATAACCCAATCCTCCCCTTACTATACTAATAGTATTAAAAAATACCCTTTATCATGGCCTGTGGACCTAAGTAATAATGAGATTTTTGCAGACTGTAGCCAATGTATTTCTTTTTCTTTTTATTCTCCTGAACATAACGATAATTTCAGTCAAATACTAAAACAAAATCAGATTGCTAATCTAGAAACAGATTATTACCTTAATACTAATAAACAAATTAAATTTAAACCTAGGTTTTTTACAGGAATAGACCAATGGGTTGAGAGGTCTACTTCAGATATATTTAGTGATTTACAAATAACTAGGGTTAATGATAAGGTAGAAACATTTAAAATGTGCCCCTCTAAAGATACTTTATTAAACGCGTATGGGGGTATTTATGACCCAGCGTATAAAAACTGTAAGTGCCAATTCTCCAACAGTACTGACGAAGAAATTGTAGAAGTAGATGTTTACTGTGAGGATACTGATTGTTCAAAGTGTTGTTCAGATTACCAAACCCTACACAAATGGGAAGATTGTTGGACTTGTGAAAAAACTTATTCTGCCCCTATAGGAAATTTTTATACCGATTTGTTAGCTACTACTTATGCAGGTTTTAAAGATACCTTTACAGGAGGAACAGTTTATTCCGGATACTCCGATACTGGTACTAGTTACACCAATACTTATGACATATATATAGAAAAAAATATATTTTCAGGTAGTTCAGCTATACCAATATCTAGTATTAATAGAGTAAAACACCATCCACTGGTTAATGTCAAGGACCCTAGATATGTTCCATATTATTCCCAACAAATTTTTTCAGGAAATGGAGGCAATCTAGTTATTAACACAGCGGATAGCCAAAACTACATGTCCTACATTAGTAAAGAAAATGGGATATATAGGTTACAATACAACGCGTATCTAGATGTTACCTATGAAGATAGTAAATGGGGTGAGTATGTTATGGATAACTACCAAACAGGCTCTACTATATTCTCAGCACAAAGTTACCCAACAACAGATTATGAGTTAAAAAGATTAATAGGAGCCTCAATTTTAAGATGTGGAATTGATGAAGCGTCCATTGTGGTAGAAGATACTGACGGCTCTTGTTTACCACCCAGTGGTGGTTACGGTCCAAATTCTGGGTTAACTTATTTTAATTTCGCAATTCACCTACAACGTACCACTACAGGTGGTACTGCTTCATATTTAGATAGTTTTAATGTTAGTAATGATTCGGTAATTGGAAGTCCCGCAGATGCATATCTTACACAACACACCAATAAAGTGCAAAATACCTTTAGTGGGTATAGCACAGTTTTTGGAAGTGGAGCTACAGGAAATACAGTATTTAAATCCTCTATACCAGTTAGTTTAGACAGTGGTCTTGTTTCTTTAAGTGGTGGAGATGTGATGAAGTTAATATATGACGCTGAGTGGTCTGGAACCTCTAAAATTATTGATGGTACTGTAAAAGTTAAAGTAAATTTAGGACATAGACTTGACATAAGTGGAAACTCAATCTACGGACCCTCATACCGTATTAGTAAATTTGACGAATTATATGTTAAAAAGAATTTATATTTTAATGCTCATAAAAAGTCCAGTCCAGAAAAATATATAGACGAAGAAGGTAACACTCAACAAAAAAGTTCCCAAGGAGCACTTTTTACAATTGATACTGATTATTCACCTATAAGTGTGCCTCAAGTTAACGACATTACTTTTAATAACTTAAACTTCATAGATAATTCTCAGGAAGCGAAAAAACTAGAATTAAATCTTACAATTAATAAACCAACCAATCAGTGGGCCAAACAATTATTAAATAAAAATCTAGAAGATTACTATCTCCCAACAGGAAATCTTATAAACCTTAACAATGGTAATCTAACTTTTAATTTACCTAGATATGACCAAAATTTAGCGGTTAAATGTAGTTATAAATTTCCACAAATTAACCATAGTTATGTGGTAAGAGCACGTGCGGCAGACAATGATAATAAGATAAGCAACTTCTATGTTGTATTCACTCCTTCGGAAAATTTATACGTACCATGTTTTACACCACCAATAGATGAACAGTTCGCGTTAATAGAAGGAGAAACCTTTTCAGCTTCGACTGTTCAACAATTTAATAATAATATTCAAATAGATGGTACAGATATTGTTATCAAACCCGCGGGAACAGGACCTTTAACTACCGTAAAAGCCCCTAACGAATTTAAATGTCAATTCTATTGTACTTGTAAAAACGTAAAATTAGATGGGGTTGACCCTTATTTTGGCACAACCTCTGTAATAACAGATAATACTGTATTTGATTGTAATGAATGTAGAAGTTTAGCAGAAGCATACTGTAATAATTTTAATAAAGACTGTAGTCCTAATGTCTTTAGTACATCCTGTCAACCAGAGAGTATTACTAATCCACAACAAACTAATTTTTACAACTGGACTTGTGCACAACCTGGTACAAATTGTATACCATGTACTGCAGAGTATTTGGAAGCTAATCCAGGCGTAGAGTGTCCTTATAGTTCGTGTACTCATTGTGAATACCAATCATCCTACGACACCTCATCGAAGTGTTATTGTGAACAAGCAAACCAACATAGATATAATTGTGGCCCAAGTGGTGATTGTTTTATTGACAATCAAGGGCCTTATTTTACTTTAGATGAATGTGAGGATAGATGTAGTTACATATTAGAATCAGATGGAAATATAAATAATATAAATGTAGGTAATTATGCAACACAGACATTCACCCAAAGAGGGTATTAATAATAAATAGATATGGCAACTGGAGATATTTTTATAAATGATTACATAGTGACTCCCACAATTTCAGGGGAAAGTTCAGGAACTATTAGTGTTAGTAGTATAAGTGGTGGAACAGCCCCATATACTATACAATGGTATGGACCTTCACCGTACCCTTATAATTTAGATTCTGGGTCTACCCTTAATATTTCTAATTTATCTGGAGGTACTTACACAGGAAGATGTATAGACTCCGAAGGGTTAAGTGCAGATACGGAAATAGGTGTTTCAGCATACACTGCTCCTACTTTTTCCGCTACTATAACAGACGATAGTTGTATAGTTAACCCTAATAAGTCATGTGAATTTACAGTATGGTCTGCAGGTACTGACACCGCTTATTTAAGTGCGTCTAGTTTTAACTATCTTCTATATAGAAATGGTAGCTTGTTTGACCAAGCAACTGTAAGTAGTGGTACCACATCACCAAACCAAGGAGACCCCGCAAGAGGAGGGTACCATGTATTTTCAGGACTAACTAACGGACAATATAGTTTTGTAATAGAAAGAAGTTCTAGTTTTACTTTATTCGAAAGTGTGCCTACTTCATATTGTACAGGTGTAACATCTGACGGAAGAACAACATCAGGAGCAGACGTATATCAGAGTTTTTCTGGAGGAACTTCGGGATATGGAACAAATTGGAATTATTCACTTGCAACTCACGAAATTAATACCACTGGATTTACTACAGGTCTTTTTAGTGGTGGAATAGTTACAGATGCCACAAACCATTGGTTTTTTACTGGGAATTCACAAACTGGGGCGTTAAATGAAGAGGACTATACTCTATCTAACCCTAATAGTGCAAGAACTACTTCTAATGAATTTAATTACTATCTAGGCGTTACCGGTGCCACTGATATGGCTGAAGGGTATAATTGGGGGCCCAATGGAGGTGGAAAACCAGATACAGATGGTGATAGTGCGGATTTGGAAGGAAATGTAATAGCTGGCGCAGCGTTTAGGGGATATTTCTATTATAATAATAATATTAATAGATTTGTAATGTGGGATAATATTTCAGGAGATACAGCGGTTGTAACGGGTCTGGAATATGGATGGAAAACCATAAGCCCATTATTACGTAATGGGACCCCAAAATTTACACGTCAAACACACGTTAGTTCAGGTTCACCATGCCCATCGATATGGATGGCTGAAGGACTGATGCTATTTTCACAATATAATAAACCCACCAGCTTTTTTACTTCTTATAAGCATCCAGGTAACGACGACACAATTAAAATGGTAGATGCAAATAACCTAGTAGCGGATTTAAATAAAACTGTACCAGCACTTGGGTCAGCGGACATATATACAAGTAATGCGGTTGCACAAAGTGGAACCCCACTTAACTATATGAGTTCATGTCAATTTGGAAATTATACCCATGATATTACACTGTTTGTGAGCGGTGATACAGCAAGTTTAGAACTTACAAGCCTGGTGTTAGCTTCGATTAGGGACCCCGAGGGAATATACGGCATTAGTGGTACCACACACCAATTAACACTCGACATTAATCACTTAAGTGGAGTAACAATAAATTATAATGGTGGAGGAAATACATCAAATTCTTTTCAGAGAGATTTATATGGTTCACCCATAAGTTCAAATTCTTCTGCTGAACGTTCTAATGAACATGTGACGTTAAATACTGTAAGAACAAAGAGCGACGTAAAAACCATCAATCGTAAGACAAGACGGGAGGAAAAAATTATTTTTGACTACATTAAAGAAGAAAACTTAAAAACCTATGGGGGTAACACATCTCCTCTTCGACAGAGCAGTAACTTAGGACTTCAAACCAAAGAATTCTCAAGTGTCGTATTACGTAATCCAGGTAGAGAATTCGTTGCACTAGGTTCGTCTAGTCCTTACTTATCAGGAGGTAGTATGAGTTTACAAGGTTCTATAAGGGTAAGAATTGAAAGAAGGGGAGAACAAGGAGAATTATTTAAAATTAAAATGACAGATACTTTTGGTGACACAACCTACGCTACTGAAGCTGTATTAGACTATGGTGACACATGCGTTTTTGATTCTGACTACGAGATTAATTTTAATTTACTAGATTCTAATACATGGTCAGGAGCGGTAGAATCTGCACCTAGCTGGGTTTTGGGTACAGAACTAGAGAAATTTTGTGGTGGTGTTAGTGTTGGGTATGGAACCACACACTATGACGCAAATTTGTACTATAGAGGTTTCACCGGAGACCCAGCTAATAATACCATAATACAACGTTCGGATGTGAAACCTATTTTCCGAAAAACTGCCTTTACTTTAACAAGTAGTGCTACAACTAATGTAATTAAAACTAAAGATTGTGATTACTACCCCAATTGTGAGGTTACAGTACCACAATCAAGACCACTACCTTCTGCCAGCTTCCAAACTCTAAGTGAACCTTCTTTTATTTTATCTGGTGCAGCTTCAGGAACATCCGGAGAGTTATCAGCACAAACTATTTATAACCTTTCATCTTATACAGGAACTAATTTAACTATATTTTTAACTGGAGATACTTCAGATATTCTAACTAATCAGGCCTATTTAAAATTGTACGTGTACCCATACGAGTATCAAAAAGAGAGATTTTCCACAAACCCAGATTATAGATATCTCTTCAACACCACAAACCAAATACCCGATACAATATTAAGTAATCCTTCACCAGGATTTTCTGCGTCTACATTTTTTCCGTTTTCAGCTTTCTCAACAGGGTCATCATGGCAATTCCTAGTTAAACCTTCTTATCTATTTAGAGATAAAAGTAGTACTAAAGGAATTTATATTGACACTTCTGAAATAACAGATACGGTAACTTATAACAGTAATCTGGACTATATCCTAACATTAGTAAACCCACCAGAACAAATAAGTTTAATAAATGCAAATATAAATTTCCAACCTAACGCTACCGCAAGATTAGAGACACAAACGGTGACAGCCACCAACATACCGGCCTTTAGTGCAAATAGTGCATACACTTTTTCAGGTGTTACACTACTTTCCAACCCAACCTCTAATTTATTAGTCACCCTTAATGGTGTAGTTCTAAAAGAAGACCCAGGAAATGTAATATCAGGAGGAACCCCAGTTAGTGCGTTCACAAATATAGATTATAGAAGAACCGCCTCTAACCCTACTAGAATAACCTTTGCACCAGAAACAGTAAAAGATGGTGACGTAATCCAAGTGATTTACCCAACTGACAATAAACGAAGTTATTATAAACAAGCAGTAACCGTGGGTACTCCAGGAACCTCAACAGGGGCCACTATCTATCATGACACTTATTATTACTATATTAATTTAGATTATGCACCATTAGGGGCAATTGCACTAGCATATAATGGACAAATCTTAGCAGAAAATAGTGATTTCCAAAGAGTAACCCCTACCCGAATTCAACTACTTAGTTTAACTTATGACGCTACAGCGTTAGGTAGTAGTGATGTTTTTACATTCTATTATTTAACTCAATATACTGTGGTGGGACAAACTACAACTAGTGAACCAGTAACTTCCATAGAGTATTACAAAACATTAGGATTTAAAGAATCTTTAAAACAAATTACTTATGTAGCTGGTACAGGAGAAATGGTACAAGAATTAGCACAATTTTATACAGCAGCAGATTACGGGACAAAAAATCATACTTTTACTATTTCCGTACCTAGTGCGGGAACTTACAATTATAGAGTTATAGCAACCCGTTACTACCCATTACTAGGGGATAAAGAAATAACAACTAGTAGAGTGACAGAAGACGTTGTCTTTGAAATGACTAGACAAAGTTTCTTTTCACCATATAAACTTCCCCGTAACGTAAGAGAAATAAATCCTCGCGGCGGAGGAACGTATTAAAAGTTTAAAAGATAATATTTATAATAAAAAATAAGATATGGCCTATATACTAAAAGACTCAACCCAAGGACAAGTAGCGGTAAAGCTTACTGACGCTGGAAGAAAAAAATTATCAGAAGGAAATTTGAACATAGAATTATTCCAATTAGGGGATAGTGAATATTGTTATGATTGTTATAGTACGTTACCAACTCAGTATGCTGGTATACACATACAACAAGCAAATTTCAATGCACAAAATTTAAATCCTATTCCGGAAAAAAATAAAGCACACATAAAATACCCAGTTCCGAGTAACCCAACTGTAAGCGCAACCACATTTGGACCAGTACAAGCTGCTCATACTTATGAAGAGGTATTCAATAGAGCAACACCGAGAGGTTTTTATACTGGAAACACTGGCAGTTGTTGTAGTTTTTCTGCTTTTACAGGTTCTGCTTATACCCTTAATGCTAATTTCTTTTTCCCAGTTTCCGCCATGACAGGAGGAAGTGTGGTAGAGTTATTGTCAGCAGACACTTTTGTAAATCAAGCATTTTCTTCTGATACTATACCAGGATATACTCCTGTTGTGGGAGATTTATTAAGTATGCGTTATATATTTGCTAGTGGTGGCACCGGTGATGGTGTAGCAACTGGTGTTACAAATTGTTATAATCTACCCTGTACCGCATCTTCCGCACATCTTTTCTATCAAATCCAAGGAGGAAATAGTAGTTCAGGCGTATCAGCGTCTAATTGGTCAGGTAGTACTGTTAAACCTTTATATTATACTGTAGATAGAAAATTACCAGATTTTGGTAGATTTTCTGGAGATGGAATATTCGACTTTGGTCAATATACTGGAGCCACAGGGATGGCAATAGGAGCCTGTGTTAGAGTATATCCGTCCGTAAGTGGAGGAACCTATTCCGCACAATCTACTAATCCTATGTTAACATGGTATGGAGCAGATACACCTATCCCATATTGGTCACCTGGTTCATTATCTTTTGAAAACAATTGTGATGTTTCTGTTAAAGATGTTAAAGTGTGGAACATGAATATAAATTGGTCGGAAAGTGTAGCAGGGGTAAATAATGTAACTGAAGGTTATGAACCTTATACTTACTATGGCTCCACAGGATATTGTGGAACCAAAGAATATCTAGGATATATGTCTACAGGACAAACAGATACAGGTATGGTTAGTGATTACTATATGCCTAATAGTAAAAGTTCTTCATGGTATATAGACTCTTATTTAAATACTCGAGTAGTTAGACCTACAAAACAAAAAGCAATTGCAGCCTGCAGAGAGTGCGGATGCGGCTCCATGGGCTGCGGCATACGCGTGGATGGCTGGTGGTCCGTATTTTGGAACTCGCCAGCAGTAGATCGCCCGACAGTTTGCGACATGCTTTGCAACGGCAACCGAGCCTTAAGGATCAAACTCCCCGTTAATCACCCATTCGGAAAATGGATCTTTGCATTAAAGAAGGATGCGTTTACAAATGACTGCTCCGAAAGGATAGGCGGAACAGTTTGCCCTGGCA